GCTACATCAGGACCCGATAATAGTGTAGTTGTAAATGCAATTAAAAATCAATTAAGTATTTCAATTGGTAGTGTAGGTATTATAGCAGATTCGATTGTTGAAGATGCAGATCCTAATAGATTAACTTTAGGTTTTGGTACTTTAACCATTACAGGAGATTCTAATTTTACTGTTACAGGTAATGCTACATCGCTAGGTTTAGGCGCATTTACAGTAACGGCAGACGCCAATGCTTCGGTTACAGGAAACGCATTGACGTTAGCGACTGGAAATGTTACAGTAACAGGAACTGCTTTAGTAAATCCAACTGGAGCTGGTTTGACATTAAGTACTAACGACGTAGGTGTAATTACGTGGAATGAAATTATACCAGGAGCAAATATGGTTTGGACACCAATAGATCCAAGTTAAAATTATGGCATCAACATACTCATCAGATCTTAAATTAGAAATAGTAGCAACCGGTGAAAAAGCTGGTCTTTGGGGTACTATAACAAATACAAATTTACAAATATTAGAACAAAGCGCTAGTGGCTATTTAGATATTGATATGGCTGGAGCTAGTGTAACTTTAGATTTAACAGATGGTGCAACATCAAATGGTAAAAATATTTATTTAAAACTATCTGGAACATTAGGTGGTGCTAGAACTTTAACAATGCCAGCTAGTTCTGAAAGAGTTTGGATTATAAGTGATGAAACAGTTAGAGGCACTGCTAATAATACTTTAAGTGTTTTAACAGCAAGTGGTACAGCTCAACCTGTACCTCCAGGAGCATCTTTACTTTGTGTTTCTGATGGAACAAATACAGTTACAAGAATTATTGAAAAAGGTTATGCAACTATAACTAATTCTAATTCTCCTTATACAACAGTTGCAGGGGCACAGATTCTTGCAAATACAACAACTAACGCAATTACAATAGTTTTACCTGCTTCCCCAGCTGTAGGTGATGAAGTTAGTATTATAGATGCAAGAGGAACTTTTGGATCTAATAATGTAACAGTAGATAGAAATGGTCAACCTATTAATACAGGCACTAGTAATCTTACATTAACTACAAACGGTCAATCTATTACTTTAGTTTATGTAGACTCTACTAGAGGTTGGGCTTACAAAACAAACACAGCATAGGAGCTAAAATATGGCTCTTCAACAAATTAAATTTGCGCCAGGAATTGACAAACAGGATACTACTGTTGGTGCGGTAGGTCGTTGGGTTGATTCGGATAATGTTAGATTTAGATATGGACTACCAGAAAAAGTTGGTGGTTGGCAGTCTTTACTTGGAGATACTATTGTAGGTGTAGTTAGAAAACAATTTGCTTTTGTAGATTTAGAAGGCAATAGATATGTAGCATTAGGTACAGATAAATTTTTATTAGTTTATTTTGAAGGTCAACTTTTTGATATTACACCTTTAAAAACTAGTATCACAGGTGCAACACTTTCAACAAATTCTACAACAACTGTTACTATAACAACTTCAGCCGCACATGGAATAAATGTAGGTGGTATAGTTTTATTTGACGCTGTAACTTTACCAAGTGGTACAGGTTTTTCAGCATCAGATTTTGAAGATAAGAAGTTTCAAGTTATTAGCGTTCCAACTCCAACAACTTTTACAATTACAATGGGATCAGCTGCAACGGGTACAGTATCAACGGGTGGTAGTATTACTTTAAAACCTTACGAGCCTGTGGGTCCAGCAGAACAATCTTATGGTTATGGTTTTGGTATTGGTAACTATGGTGGAACAATTACTGGTGTTGTACAAACAGAATTAGATGGATCATTAAACGCAGATACTGCTGGTACAGGTGGATCGGGGACCGCTGTTACTGTAGATTCAACTACTGATTTTCCATCTGCAGGAACAATTGCAATAGCAAATGAATTAATTACATATACATCAAAAAATTCTACACAATTTTTAGGTATTACTAGAGGCACAAATGGAACAGCAACTCCTGGTACATCAAATGGTCAAGCACATAGTACCAACGCTGTTGTTCAAAACGCAACTAATTTTACAGGATTTGGTAGTGCTGTTGAAGCATCAACGGTTACATTAGAACCAGGCCTTTGGTCACTTAATTCTTTTGGACAAGTTCTTGTAGCGACAATATTAAATGGTAAAACATTTACTTGGAATGCAGGGATCGCGGCTAGATTTACAACAAGAGCATCAACAACTACAACTACTTTTTTAACTACAAATAATCCAACTGCAACACGAACAACTTTAATTTCACCAACAACAAGACACTTAATTCATTTTGGAACTGAAATAACTATTGGAACTCCATCTACACAAGATGATATGTTTATTAGATTTTCTGCTGATGAAAGTATTAATGAATATACAGTTCAAGCAACCAATACAGCCGGTTCACAAAGACTTCAAGATGGTACAAAAATTATTGGAGCGTTAGTTGCAAAAGAAAATATTTTAGTATGGACTGACAATGCTTTATATACAATGAAATTTGTAGGTGCACCTTTTACATTTGGCTTTGAACAAGTTGGTACTAACTGTGGATTAATAGGACAGAACGCTGCAATTGAAATTGATGGTGTTGCTTATTGGATGGGTAATAATGGTTTCTTCTCGTTTGATGGTACAGTTAATACTTTACCTTGTTCTGTTGAAGATTATGTATTTGATGATATTGATACAACTAAAGGTCAACAAATTAATGCAGGTATTAATAATTTATTTACAGAAGTTGTTTGGTGGTATCCTACAACAGGATCTGATTTTAATGATAGATATGTAGTTTACAACTACGGTCAAACAACTCAACCTGTTCCTATGGGTAATTGGTATACAGGTACAAACACAAATTCAATTAGAACAACTTGGATTGATTCATTAGTTTACCCTAAACCATATGCTACAGCTTTTAATAGTTCTAACACTGGAACTTTTCCTGCAATCATAGGTGAAACAGGATTAGGTCAAAGTGTATTGTTTGAACATGAAATAGGAACAGATCAAATTAATCCAAATGGAAGTACAACAGTGTTAACTTCTTTTGCACAATCTTATGACTTTGCTTTACAGACCGATCAAGGTATTGGAGAATACTTTTTAGCTATGAGAAGATTTCTACCTAACTTTAAAAATTTAGTAGGAGATGCACAAGTTACTATTTCAGTAGCTGATTACCCTGCAGATCCTAATACAAATACAGCTTTAAGTCCCTTTACAATTACTTCAACTACGACTAAAGTAGATACAAGAGCTCGTGGTAGATATGCTGCGCTTAAAATTGAAAATACAGGATCTGGTCAAAGTTGGAGATTCGGTACTTTTCAAGCTGATTTAAAACCAGACGGTAGAAGATAATGACAAAGATAGCAGTAAGATTACCAGAACCAAAAAAAGAATATAGTGAAGATAATCAAAGACAAATTAATAAAGCATTAACTAATATTATAGAACAATTAAACTCTACATATTTAACACAATTAAAAGAAGACTCTGAAAGATATACCTTTTTTGGATTAGGATAAATGGCAAATATATATAAAAATCAAAAACAAGATTTAACAACCAATACAGTTACAACTTTGTATGCTGTACCTTCAAACTCTAGAGCAATTATAAAATCTATTTTAGTTTGTGATGATACTAATAATGGTAGTGACATAACAGTTGACTTATTTAATGGAGATCCAGCATCAGCTGATAAATTTACTATATTTAAAAATAAAGCTATAGCAGGTAATGCTACAGAACAATTATTAAATGAGCCTTTAATTATGCAAGAGAGTGAAACATTACAAGTAACCGCTGCAGATGCAAATAGATTGCACGTTGTAGCATCAATATTAGAAATCAACAGGGAGGACAGATAATGTCATTTGTAGAAACAGAAGCATCTGTAAGATATGAAGTAATAGATGGTAAAAGAATACCTATTATTACACCTAAAACAGAAATAACATTAACAAACACAGTTACTGGTAAAGAGTATAACTCTGATGCTGAAGCGATGCAGGATTTTCAAGATCCTAATACATCTACAGAAGCAAGCCATATCAAAAGAGATGTTCATGTAACTGTAGAATCAATACCTTTA